GCACTGGCGAGGGGGCATGTATGGGGGCTAGGGTCTAAGCCCCAATAGGGGGCCTTAAAGGTACTCCAAACAAAAAATATTTTCCGTGGGTCATCCGAACCCCGCGGAATAGCTAGTTAGTTATTTTTCCGAACTGCTGTTCGGCTTCAAAAATGGTCAACTTTTGAAAGGAGGCGGGACTGTGACGAACGTAACAATCGTTGACGAATTAGTATCATCTAAAATTGTGGCAAAAGTACTCGGAATCAGCTCTCGACGAGTTCAGCAGTTGACCGAGGACGGTATATTCGAAAAGGAAAAACGCGGACAGTACAATATCGCGAAAACAGTACAAGCATTTGTTGCGTATAAGACCGGAGAAAGTAAACTCGAAAAGAAAGCACGAGAAGGCGGATATGATGCGGAACGAACTTTGTTAACTCGAACTAAACGGATGATTGAAGAAAACAAACTGAAGATCATGAATGGAGAATTGCACCGCTCGAACACAGTTAAAGCCGTAATGAATCGAATGTTGAATAACTTTAAAAGTAAGCTCCAGGCGTTGCCACTAAAAGCAGCACCTAAAGTGTTGGGAGAGACGAATCTGTTAGTCATTCAAGATGCACTTCTCGATGAAGTCAATGAATGCTTGACAGAATTGTCAGAATATGACCCTAACATGTTCCACGATGAGTCCGATGATATCATCGTGGATGACGACGAGGCAGGTGAAGGTGATTGAAGCACACATGCAACCTATTCAAAGGGCTGGCCAGTGTCCTAAAACCACCGCCAAAGTTTACTGCGTCGGAATGGGCCAACGCTAACGTGGTGTTATCTACAGAGGATAGTGCCGAACCAGGGAAGTATTCCACCGATAGGGCACCTTATCAAAAGGAAATGCTTGATGCGGTGAGTGATCCTGATGTTGAAAAAATAGTGTATATGACCGGTTCGCAAATTGGTAAAACCCAGCTCATTAAAAATGTGTTGGGTTATTTTATTGATTACTTTCCGTCACCAATTATGTTCATGCAGCCTACAAAAGATATAGCTAAAGAGTTTTCCAAAACTCGTATTGCTCCCTTTATTCGTGACACAAAAGTACTGAACGATAAAATGGCCGATGTAAAATCTCGGGACAGTGGCAATACGGTATTGAATAAGACCTTTCCAGGTGGATACCTAACATTAGTCGGTGCGAATGCTCCAGCAGATTTGGCATCCAGGCCGATTCGTGTATTACTGGCGGATGAAATTGACCGCTATCCAGCATCAGCAGGCACGGAAGGCGACCCTTTGAGCCTAGCAGAAAAGCGTACTAATACGTTCTACAATCGAAAGCACGTGTACGCATCTACGCCATTGGCCAAAGGTACCAGCCGGATAGAGAAATTGTATCTAGGTGGTACGCAAGAGGTGTGGCATATTAAGTGCCCTGCTTGTGGTGAATATGTATATCCGTCATGGGATAAATTCCACGCAGACGAGGATACAGGCAAGTACTACTTGGCGTGTGATCACTGCGGAACACTATCCGAAGAGTTCGAGTGGAAGAAACTGTATCGGGAGGGCAAATGGATTGCGGAAGCGCCGGAGAATTTAAAGAAGTACAATTGCCGAAGCTTTCACATGAACGCGTTTGGCTCACCTTGGGCGTCTTGGGGGAAACTTCAAGATAAATACGAGGAAGCCACTAAACTCGGCACGGCGGGTGTTAAGACGTTCTTTAATACTGAAATGGGTATTCCTTATGAAGAGGATACAGAAACATTACAATCGGAAGAACTTTACGAACGCAGGGAGGACTACGGAGCGGAGCTACCAGACGGAGTACTACTCTTAACCTGTGGCGTCGATACGCAGGACGACCGCTTAGAGTGTGAAATTGTAGGCTGGGGGAAAGATTATGAGAGCTGGGGTATACAATACTTCAGATTATATGGGGACCCCGCTTACGACGCCGTATGGAAAGAATTGGACGATATTATTTTAAACCGTACCTGGTCTTATGCAGACGGCAGAAAGCGTGGCGTATCAGTTACGTGTATTGACTCTGGCGGTAGTAAGACCCAATCGGTATATAAGTACTGCTCAACTAGATGGCATAAGCGCGTGTACCCTATTAAGGGGGTAGGCGGTGCAGGTAAAGACCTGATTGATGGTCTGCCTACAAAGTTGAAAAAGTACAAAACAAAATTATTTAAGCTCGGCGTAGATACGGGTAAGGAACAAATTTATAGTGACTTAAACCAAGAAAAAGGACAGCCGAGGTATTGCCACTTCCCAAAAGAGCATGAAAAAGGGTATGGGAAGAAATACTTTGAAGGGTTGTTGGCCGAGATGAAAGTATCTAAGTTAGTTAATGGTCATTTTAAAGAACAATGGGTATTACGTCCTGGGCGTAAAAGAAATGAACCATTCGATATTAGAAACTATAATCAAGCTGCTATTGCTATTATGAATCCGAATTTCGATGCATTAGAGGCTCGGAATAGTAAGGAAGAGTATACGCCGTATCAGAATACGGCGCGAGTAGTCAAGGCTGGCGATACACCAAAGAAACGGACGAGACGACGTGTTAGAGGCGGAGGAATACGATTATGACAATCCTACAAAGGATTATGGAAGAATTAAATATTCGTGAAGTACACGAAATACCTACAGCTCTAACAAAGACGTTGCCTGATTCAAACGCATGTTCGGCACTTTTAAAGGCGATACAGCCGTACTATTCGTATGAGGCCTTACTTGCTGAATTCGAAGAACATAGTGCAGATAGAAAAAACTATATGCAAGACTACACGCCACAATGCGTGCTAGATATAATTGGAGGTATTACCCCCCCGGCGGTGATGTTCGCGACGTGTGCGCAGGAATTGGCGGATTGTCTTTGGCTAAATTTAAGTCGGATAATACCGTGACACTAAGGCTCGAAGAGTATTCAAAAAATGCGATAGCTTTTATGTTGCTTAATCTACTAATAGCTAATATAGATGCTGAAGTAGTAGAGAAGAACGTTCTTACTGGTGAAGAGCTTGCATACTATAAAGTAGAATCCGCGGTATCTTGCTTTGGCCAAGTATCTAAAGTGGATAGGCTAGAGAGTAAAAAATACGACACCGTGATTAGTAATCCTCCGTATAGTCAATCTTGGAATCCACAAATGGATGAACGTTTTGAAGGTTATAAATTGGCACCAAAGAGTAAAGCCGATTTTGCTTTTATACTTGATGGACTTTATTCGTTAAACGAGTCCGGAACTGCTGCATTTATATTGCCACATGGTGCATTGTTTAGAGGGCAAGCAGAAGGAGATATAAGACGAACGCTTATTGATAACAACCTACTTGATGCGGTAATAGGACTACCTTCTAATCTGTTTACAAATACAAGTATACCTGTGTGTATATTGGTATTTAAGAAAAATCGCGCTAACAAAGACGTATTATTTATCGATGCACAAAAAGACTTCGTTAAGCACAAAAATAAAAATATAATGACCGCCGAACAGGTGGAAAAAGTAATTAAAACGTACAAGGACAGGGCAGATATAGAGCGATATTCTAGTAACATTAGCATGTCTACTATTTTAGACAATGACTATAATCTGAATATTCCACGCTACATTGACAGCTTTGAGCCGGAAGAAATACCAGATGCGGTACAGCTTGCTAAAGAACTTAACGAAATTAATCGAGAAAGTCGGACATTGGGTTTAGAAATTGCGGAAATGTTAAAGCAACTAGTTTGTACAGATCCAGACGCGCAGAAAGAGCATGACGAATTTGTAAAAGAATTTACGGAATTTTTGGTATCATCTGATAGCGCGTGTACAGTCGAGGAGCAAGAAGCTGTGATAAAAAAATAGAAGATGTTAAAAAGTATCTACTCCAAAAGATGTTTGTGTAATGTTAAGAAATTACAAGAAAATTAAAATTACGGAAGTTGCGGATATACTAGGGAGACCTAAGAAGGAGCAAATATATCCGTCTGGCTGTATTTGCTTGCAAGTATCGGCTAGTAAAGGGGAGTTGGTGTATTTAACTGAGGCGCAACAAGTTGACGCCAAATATGTAGTGATTCAACCACGAAACGTAATCCCTTATTATTTATTTTTAATGATAGAAAAGGCAATGCCAGAATTTTTATATAAATATAGGCAAGGCCTAAATATATCAGCTCATGACATCAAACATATGGAGATATTGTGCCACACGGATGTGGAAACGCAGGCTTTAATAAGCATGATGTTCCAATCTATGCATGGCACAAGTCTAAGCGCTCAACATGGGCGCTTTTTTAATGCGTGAAAGGAGGTGAAAGGATGGCAGAATGGACAATATATGAGGCAAAAGAGCACTTACAGGCGTGGCTAGAAGCAGATTTAGCGCTGGCGACAGGCAAAGAATACACCATTGGTAATCGCCGGTTAACTCGTGCGAACGTGCAAGAGGTGAAAGACCGCATCAACTTTTGGCGCAATGAAGTAGCAAGGCTCGAGAATCGACCTCGACGTCGTGCATATCGTGTCATTCCGCGTGATATATGAGTAAACGTAAGAAGCAGTTTATGAAAACCGCAGCGGGCAGGCACAAAGCAACACAGTATTCTGGAAGCAAAACAAACTCCGGCTATTCTAATCACGGCGCTAATAGTTTTAAATCTAGCGCCAAAGGGTACCAGGTTAACTCTCAGGATGCAAGGCACGATATCGACGCTAACTTTAGAATGCTACGGGCAAGGTCGGTAGACCTCCAACAAGGTACACCGATTGCAGCTGGCGCACTGAAGACGAATAAAACCAATGTTATTGGTCCGGGCCTAAGGTTTAAAGCTAATATCCGATATGAGGAATTGGGGCTGACGTTTGAAGAAAAGAACGCGTGGGAACGTAAGACCGAACGAGAGTTCGCAATGTGGGCAAAGCACTGCGATGCACGAGAACAGACTGACTTCTACGGAATTCAGGCTCTAGTGTATTATGAAAAGCTATTGTACGGCGATTCATTTGTAAATTTACCACTGCTGTTTAATCAAACGGATAAGAACCCATATCCGTTGCGATTGCAGATTGTTGAATCGATTCTTGTAGCTTCTCCGCCCAAATATATGGGACGAGAAGAAGACGAGAATAACGACGTCATTCACGGCGTTAAATTTAATAAATATGGCGCCGCCGTTGGCTTCTACGTATTAAATAAGCTGTATAACTCTTTTAACGATGATCATGACTACGCATATATTCCGAAGTACGGCACACAAACCGCGCGGCGTAATATTATCCAGGTTATGACGATTGAGCGAAGTGGCCAGTTGCGTGGCATCCCTATATTGTCTCCGGTAATCGAGGATTTGAAAGTGCTTAGCCGGTACAATGATGCGGAAGTCATGAAGGTATTAGTCAATGCCTTGATGGCAATCTTCATTGAATCGGAAGCACCGGACGACATGTCACTAGGGACTGCGATTGACGAAGACGATCAAGTGGATGCTGAAAGCGACGAAACAATCGAATTAGGCAATGGCACAGTTAACGTATTGGCGCCGGGTGAAAAAGTGAATGTGGCTGAAAAAACGCCAATACCTTCGAGCTTTGCGGACTTTACGTCTTCTCTTATTAGCCACGTAGGTGCGGCGCTAGAAATTCCATATGAGATTTTGGTTAAGCACTTTGGTCAAAGTTACTCCGCATCAAGAGCGGCGCTACTCGAATATTGGAAGTCTGTTGAAACGCAACGTGCCGAATTTATTACTCAATTTTGCAATCCTATTTACGAGGAGTGGCTTACAATGGCCATTCTATTAGGTCGCATTGATGCGCCAGGGTTCTTTGATGACCCAATCATCCGAGAGGCGTGGCTAGGCGCTGAGTGGTACGGACCTTCACAAGGCCAATTAGACCCACAGAAGGAAGCTACTGCGGCAGAAATTCGTGTTAAGAATGCATTTAGTACTCGCGCTAAGGAAGCGGCAGAGCTTACCGGTATGGATTATGAAAATGAAATCTTACCACAACGTATTCGAGAACACCAATCTATGGATGAAGGAGGCTTGTTGAATGAACAAGGACAACAAATTTCAGTTCAAAATTCGAACTCCGCTAAATTTGATTCAGGAAGCGGAGACGATTGACGTCGATATTTACGGCGTAGTCATGAATGGAGCCAGTTATTGGGACGAGGATACAGGCGTTTCTAACGTACTATCACAACTCCAAGGGCTGGACCCATCTCAAAATATCGTTCTACATGTTAACTCTGTAGGCGGCGAAGTATCAGCAGGCGTTACAATCTACAACCGATTGCGAGCTTTACAAAATAAGAAATCTGTTATTATCGAGGGCCTAGCGGCATCCATTGCTTCTATTATTTCAATGGCAGGCGATGAAATTCATATGGCTCTGGGTAGTGAAATGATGATTCACAACCCAAGCTCGTATGCATTTGGTGAAGCAGATGATTTTGAGAAAGTTGCGGAATCGTTACGCAAAACCAAAGAAAATCTTATCGATATTTACGAAGCCCGCACCGGGTTAACTCGGGAAGAAATCGCAACCATGATGGATGACGAAACTTGGTTAACAGCAAGGGAAGCATTGGAGAAAGGGTTCTGCACAAGTGTAGATGAATCTTTGCAAATGGTTGCATGCCGTAAAGGCGCT